TATTTTCTGCTGTTATTGCTTTTTGACTTTTCTTTGAACTGTATAGTGTGCAACTAGAATTACAGAAATGATCCATTACTGAATCACCACATCCATATCTGTAGCCTTTACCATTATGACCTGTATAGCAGTTTTCTACAATAGTATCCATTTCCTTTTTAGGAAATGGTTTATCTTTTATATCAACTCTTTGTCTAAAGTCTTCCATAATAACTCTGACTACATGTTCTGGATATCTATCTTTTAGCCATGCTGCAAGTCTTAATGATACATTATGTCTTGATCCAAAGGATATACCCTCTAACATTTTCTGTATACAAGGATAATAGAATGAATCTCCTGTTCTGCTTGATGTTACAATAGGTGCTGTGTGTGCTACTTTAACTCTTTTCATAACATCAAAGACTGGTGTTTCTTCTTCTGTTTCTATTAAGTACCAGTCAGGTATTCTAATATGTGTAGCTAGTTTCTTTATACTTTCTATATCAGTATGTAATTCAGATTCAGATATTGGAACTTTAAATAAATTAGATTTACTATTTCTTGTATTTGTTAACCTAATTATTCTTGTTTTATCTACTACTGAACTATCAGCATAATCAAATATACCATTAGATGTAAGACAATCTTTAACTCTAAGATGAAGATCTTTTGAAGGTTCCCATTTAAATATTCCTTGTGATACACCTACATGAAATCCAGTACCTGAAAAGTAAAGTTTATATGATACATCTAATTCTTTTAGATATTCACATAAACCTATTGTTAGTTGTCTTGCTCTTTCAGAACTATCTCCATCTACATCAAAGTAAAACTCTTTTGGCATATAGACCTTACCATCAAAACCTGCAAGTGTATATTTCTTTTTGTAGTATTCTTTAACATAATCATCATAACTGTATAGACTAGTATAGGTATCTTTAGTACCTTTCCATTTATCTATTTCATCTTCAGGCATAAAGTGATGCCTGTTTGCAATACCAAATGCAACTTCTTTTATCATTATGTCTCCTTAGTAGGTGAGAGAGGAGATAAATCTCCCCTCTCTTTTCGTTCATCTTATCTTAGTCCCAAGGATCTGGGTTGCTATTTGAGGAAGGTGAATTGTTAAGATATTTCTTTATTCTATCTTCACAAGATTGTTTCATTCTATCTACACCTGCTTGATCAAACTCCTCCAAGTCATTCTTAAATACAGATGGAGCAATTATTTCTGATACATTAGTGTAGCCTTGATCATTCTTGTAAAAGAATACATTTATCTTATTGCCAATTAGATTTTCTGGTTGATCATCAATGCCTATAGTAGTACTGCCATCACTACCTTCTAAGACTTCTTTGATGCCAGAGTTAGAGAATCTAAATAAGTTTAATACTGCAAACTCTTCTTTAGTTTCTTTGTTGAACTTCTCATGTATTCTAAGCTTTAAAGTTTCAGGATAACCATCAAAGAATATATCTAAATATTTAGTGCCTTCTCCTGTATTGTACTTGCCAGGAATAGCTTTAGACATAGTTACTTCATGCCAACCTTCTCCAAATGATACTCCTGTAGTCTTCTTTATAGTTAATGTTTTCATTAAGATCCCTTCCTTATTGTTTTAAGACTATATGTTTTACCTGAACCTGGTGCACCAATGATTAATATCTTTGCACCATTCCAGCCTTTCTTCTTGACTGCATCAATTACTAATCTATAATCCTGTGGTATTTCTGCATCTAGTAATTGAGTTCTATCTTTAGCATTGTCATATCTTTCTGTTCTTTGTGTTCTCCACATAAATGTACTGTTACCTTTTAAGTCTGTAACAGATTTAGTATAGAATACAAAGTCAAACCATTTAGATATGTCTTCTTTGCTTGATCCATCTATATATGGTATGAGTTTAGTAGTACCATCATCCATATGTTGTGTTTTACTATGACAATTCATAATCACAATGCCTGGTATCTTTGTTAGCATGTCAAGCATTTTATCTAGATTATTCTTTAGTTTGCCCCACTCTTTTAGTTTCATTGTACCATCTTCAAGAGTAAGAGACCTTTGGTACTTTTTAGATAATTCAGAAACTGTATCTACTATTATCCCTGATATTTCTGTGTTATTAGCAGGTTTAATTTCTGTCTTTTCTTGTTTAACAACTGTATTGCCAATCTTTACCTCTTCTACTACTTTGAATGGTTTATACAATTGTTTTATAGTTGTAGCAAACTCTTTCCAACTACTTGATTCTAGCATAGGGTAGCCAAATAATTTCTGTACATCTTTGGGGCCACCAAGTGTTTTAGACCCATGCTCTAGGTCAAAGTATAGTAACTTCATTTATTCTCCTTTTGATAAGACGAGAAAGGACTGCAATATGCAGCCCTTTTCTGCCTGATAATTTAGTATAAAATTACCCAAAAACACAAGGTTTTAATGTATAGCAAAGCCCCCAGAGTTTTTACAAAAGTCTATAAACTCTAAAACATTATCAAGACTAGCAGGATGACTACCATTATCTTTTTTTCTTTCTTTTTCATATTCATTAATTTCATCTTTAATAGTGTCTATTTTATTTATTAGTCTTTTATATATTTTAATAGCTGTCTTAGCTTGTATAGCTTTACCATCATTCCAGTTTCCATATTCCATCTCTTCTTTAGTTAATATGTCTTCACAATGATGACATATTAGAGACCACAAAGGCCTCCAATACCATACATTGTTTCTAAAATAATGACCTTTTTCTGTTTGTGGATCTAATCCATATATGTCAAAACCCATTAGTCTTCTCCTTTTAGTTTCTTTTCTAGTTCATCTATTGCAAATTCAAGGTCATGCAATGCTGAGTCAGCAGAATCTAATGCATTTCTACATGTTGATATTTCTGAGCTAACATTTGGGTATAGATGTATACTTGGCTGTTGATATTTTTTAAGATTTCTTATTACAGATGAAAGTGTTTCAGTTGTTCTGTTTAATTTATCTATATCACTATTGTAAGACATATTAAGCTCCTAGTTGTGGTACACCTGCACCAGTTAATATTTTATTGACTTCAGCTGTTAGTCCATCAAGCTCATTAATGCCATGAAGAAGATCTGTTGCTGCTCTTTTCTGTCTTTCTAGTTCTTCTATCTCTTTTCCTAGATCATTACCTTTGCTATTTTGCAATGCAACTTCTTCACAAGCTTTTCTAAATGCTGAATTTATAGTTTCATAACTTGATCCATTGTATATAGTAGGCCAGTCATGATTGTAACCTTTTACATCTAAAGCCTGTTTAATATTTTCATAGATCTGTTTTAAGGTACTGCAAAGTTTATCAGCTTCATCTTTTATTACATTAAATCTCATTAATTTATCAAATACATCTATTTCTTTGAGATAGTTTTCATATTGTTTATTACCTAAATCAGTTACTTTAGCAGCATTTTTATGTTTAAGAACTGATATCTTAGCATCTATAGCTTCTTCTATTCTTTGAGTAAAATACTTTCTTTGTTGAACACTTATTTTATTTGACATGTTTGTCTCCTTCTTTTATTGTTTATAGTACTGGCATTATTTCTGTTTTTAAATACTTCTGTCCTTGTATTTCTACTGTTTGTCCTGGAAACTCTGCTTTAAGCACACCACCATCGTTACCTTCATCATCCATTTGTGCTATTATTATTGTTCCATTATCAAGAGTAAAAGTTATAGGCCTTTTATGCCAACCAAAGTCTTCTTCTGCTTCTGTCTTTGTTAAGTAGGCTACTTCTGTTATTGTTCTGCCTACTAATATATCTGAAGCTACTTTAGTCCACTTTCTTATTATATCTGCTTCTAGCATTATGTTCTCCTTCTTATTAATTTATATTTTCCATAATAGACATTGTCCCAAGCTTTTATCATTGCTTGTTCATTGGTTAGTTCTCCATCTTGAAACAAGTCTTCATCAGGAACTTCTTCCCAGTTATCAAACTCTTCTTCCATTTATCTCCTTAAAGTTTTTGAGAGAGGTGTCACATGAGGTATTGACTGGAATCAAGGATGTCTAGATAAATTACTCTCTTCTGCAAACCTTGTTCATCTCACACATATATTGTTATCCTCTCTCAAGTTTATCCCTGCCATAGTCTTTGTGTCAGAAAGATAATATCTAGAGCTACAATAATCCTTTTCCTTTGCCTACAGAGCACAGGGGTGATGCAGGACTTACAGGTTTATCCAAAAAACTATTGTGATTCTATCTACTATGACAGGGAATTTTATAGGCTGGGCATGCTGGGATGTTCATGCATGCTATGTAAGAGGAGCTACCTCTCCTTCCCACTCAGCCTGTTGGTTACTAATTAATGAAAGGGACACAGGTAGAAAGAGAGGTACCTATGTCCCTAATAGCTTCCACACACATATGTTAGCTATTTAATTTATTTCAGTCTTTTTTCTAAAGTCTATATTTTTTGTTACAATATAGTCTACAAAGTAGTCAAGCTCATCTTGTGTAAATAGTTCTAGATGAGCTTTTATAAACTCTATTAATATATCTCTTTCTTTTTGTTGCATCAGATCTCTCTAGGATGATACTGCCTGAAAGTAATACCTCCAGGCATGTATGCTGTAGTGTGATATTTAGTTGTCTTTATTTTAGTAATAAAGCCTAATTTACTACAGCTTGTTAGAAATGCACAGATTATTTTTGAAAATATTGATTCTTTTTCTTTACTCATATTCTTCCTCTTCTTTCTTTATTGCACCTACACTTATGTTATAGCAAGTAACACAGACCTCATCTCCATGAGGGTCTCTTAACACTGCATCTTGCTCTTCACATCTTTCACAGCTACCTCTTTCCATAATGCTTAGCCATTTCTTCCATGTCTATTTCAAACTGCAATATAGTTTCTTCAGCTGTATTGATTTGTTCTTGTAGTTTTGTTAAGCATTGCTGTATAGCTTTTGGATTAGCTTTAATGCCAAGCAAGGCTTGTGCTTCTTTCATTACTCTTACTGTTTCTATTAGATACAACTCTTGTTCTACATCATTCATTGTAGGCATTGCATCAAATATATCTTCTTTATCTTTATGATGTTCATATATCTTTGACATCTTATCTCCTTCTTTGTTTAAACCCAAAAACACAAAGTTATTAGTGGAAACACAGGTTCCTTAACTTCCTAAAGTAGTATTAAGGAAATAAAGGGAAATAAGGAAACATACTTTACACCAATAAGTTAAGTTTATTTGTATTTGACTCTATATTCTTCTACTTTATTATATATATAGTCTGGGTTACTGTCTTTAGTTATGCTGTCTAGTATAGCTTCAGCATCTTCTAGTTGTTGAGGATGACAGAGTTGACCACTTTCTAATATGGCTAAAGCTCTATCATCTAGTTTTATATGTTTAACAAATTTACCATCTTTGTATTCTGTTACCATTTTTACAATGATGTTGTTGCCATATTTATCAGGCTTCAAGCTAGTTTGTTTAAGCTGGTATGTCTTCATTTGTTACCTCTTTAATTTTATTTTTATAATGATTAATCTGTCCCTCTTTATCTTCTGGTATCCATTCTTTTTCTGCAGCATTAAGGACATTAGCTATGCTGTTTATGTTTCCATAAGTATGAGATATATGTGTAAGAATATCTCCTAGCATTTCTTTTATTTGTTTTATTTCTTTGTTGTGTTCTTTGACTTTTTGTACTGTTTGTTCAAGGGTTATTGGGTTAGTTTGTTGTGAGTTAGTTGTTGTTTTCATAGTACTCCTTCCAGCTAAACACTACAAGTAAGAAAGATATAGCTAGCACTATAAAGAAAGGCTTGTATATCATATTATTTACATAAGCATATGTTGTATAAATAGTAGACAGTATAGTAGCAAAGCTAGCTAGCATTATATCTACAGCAGTAGCAGGCTTTATCTCTGGACTTTCTTTTATTGATTTAATTAAAGGTGGTTTCTTTTTAACTTTAGGTTTAGCTTTTGATTTAGCTTTTTTAGTTACTTTAGTTTTCTTATTTACTTTAATCATCATTACCTCTTTGTTTTGTTATAAAAAGATGTGTTTCTTCCATTAGTTTTAATTTATCTGTAGGCATACCTTCCAATGGTTCATCTATTAATGACATCCATTTCATTAAAAGTATCTCTCCATGCAGTACCCTGTCTCCAAGATACTGCATATTATCTATCATTTCTTTCTTAGTCATTGTCTACCTTCTTATCTAAAGGCAAGACTGACAAAGCACCTCCAACTGATAATGATATTACTATTATTATAATGTATTCAAGCATTATGACCTCTCTTTCTTTAATCTTTTAATTTCAAACTTTAAAGATGAAATTTTTTCAGTTAAAGCTTTTATTACTATCTTCTCATCAGTATCAAGCTTTCTATTAACTCTATCTCTTTCTATCTCATTCACTTATTTCTCCTGTTTCTTTATTACAGACATTCTTACAGCAAATAGTCTAGATTTAGACCATCTGTTAAACTTATGTCTAGGTTCTTTGAAATAAGTAGCAGCCCAGTCAACGAGCTGCCACTTCTGCATATAAGGTTGTTTATCATTATACATAGCCTAGCTTAGCCTTAATGATTTGCATAATAGACATAGACCTTACATCATACTTCTTAGCTATCTTTAATGATTTCTGAACTTGAAGCAACTGATTAAATCTTTCTGATCTTGAGTTGTACAAACTGATAATAGCTTGTTCATCTAATGTAAGATTGTCAAATGCTTTTGTTGGAGGTTGTTTAGCTTTGATTAAGCTTTCAACTAATCTCATGTATTTGACATATCTCTTGTTAATATATTGTTCTATTTGATCCATTTGACTCTCTCTTTCTTTAGTATAAGTTAATGTATAAGTGTTATTATATTATAGTATTAATTACAATACCCAAATACACAAAGACTTATTGCAACTAAACTTACAGATTTATTACAGGCTTGCAAACAAAACTGATTTATACTGGCCATTTATTAAACAAATTTATACCAGCACAGGCAATAACAGAGTTGTTATTAGGTTGTTTGTTGTTAAATGACAGCTATGAAGACAACTACAGTATTGGTCAGCTTTGCTGACACCGAGCTTTTGAGGATGCAGGGTAGCATTGGATGTTACTACCCTGCAAAGAGGAAAGATGTTAGAAGGAAGCAGGCTGTTGCTCTGTAGTAGAATCAGAGGAAACATCAAGACCTTGCTCACTTGTTAGTAGATTGTAATCTTCTACAGAGATTACATCTCCATCAATTTGAGCCATAGCTACATCAGGCAAGCTTGCACTTGGCACATCAGCATTGACAAACCAGTAATGGACTTTCTGTCCATTGCTGTTACCAGCTTGGTAAGTAGCAGGTTGCCCAAATACAGTTACATTAGTTCTGACAATGTTAGTGTAATAGTAACCAGCTTTGTCAGAATGTTTCTTAAATACTTTGATATAATCTTCCATTGAAATCATATCCTTTCCCCCAGCTTGAGCTGGGATAAAACCATCTAGAGCATAGGAATCTGTAGCGATGGTTGTTAACCACAGACCCAATACACAAAGGATGTAGCAACACCAACTATAAAATAAAACTTAACACAAAAACCAATTGTAACTAAAAAGCAGAAATGGAAAATGCAATGTTAGGGGTGCGGTACAGTAAATAAGGCAAGCACTAAAATGCCCCAATTTTTAGGATTAGCCTCCCAAACTGTTTTGGATTGTAACTAAAAGCTATTTTCTGATAGAAACATAAGCCTTGATTTATATGCATAACACTATGTAATATTGTGTGTGATTAAACTAATTTGAAAAAATTACTTTGTTACATCAGTTGTTACAACTAATTAAAACATAGGCACCTTGAGGGTGCCAGTACTTATGAGAGAATATACTGTAGCTAAAATTAAACATATTGTATATGATGATGTAACAGAGTTACCTCAAGGTTTTAACTATCTGCAGAACTGGAGAGATGCTAAAGTTGGAGATTGGGTTAAGGCAGATGATGACTCTATTATACAGATTATTAGATCTGGAATAATGAGAAAGAGAAGAGGCAAGGTTAAAGAGGTTAGATACTTAGGAACCTGTACTGGTACTTTCTCTACTGCAAAATCAACTAAATTTCATACAAATCCTTTTGATAATATTTATTCATTTTCTGGTAAAAAGTATCAGCAAGGTTCCTTGAAAGATAGAACTGAACCTACTACTAATGAGGTTCTATTTGCTCAGTATGTATCAAAAGGGTTAAGTCCTGAAGATGCATATTTAAAAGTATATAAGACTAAAAATAGAAAACATGCTTATATATCAGCTGGTATATTAGTAAAAACAGATAGGATTAAAAAACTAATGAGAGAAGATTTAAAACCAGTATTAAAAGCTTTAGGCATAGATATGGAACTAGTACTATCAGGTATTAGAGATATAGCTACTACTGCTGAAAAAGACTCTGATAGGTTAAAAGCTTTAATAGAGTTAGAAGAGATTTTAGAAATAAAAGAAACAACTAAAGTACAAGAGGTTACTGGTGCATTGTTTCAAGGATTTCAACCTGCACAACTAGAAGCTGCAGTTAAACCAAAAGAATTAAAGGAGAAATAAATGCCAATAGTAGGTAATAAACATTTTCCATATACCAAAGAAGGCATGAAAGATGCTTTGGATTATGCTATGAAAACAAAGAAAAAAGTTAAGATAGATAAAAAAGGTATTGGTGGGATGATTAAAAAGTATATGAAGGGTGGAAAGTTAAAAGGTCCTAGCCATAAAGAAGGTGGTATACTTACACAAGTAGGTGACCAACCCATTGAGATGGAAGGTGGAGAATATGTTATAAAAAAATCATCAGTAGATAAATTAGATAAAACTAATCCTGGATTATTAGATAAATTAAACAAAACAGGTAAGTTAAAAGATGGAGGTAGAACTACTAATCTATCTGCTAAAAAAGGAAAGTTTATTAATAAAAGAACTAAAAAGCCTGTGCCTGCTGGTACCAAATATCATATGCATCCAAAGAAAGGTCCTATGGAAGGAGCAGTTCATAATCCTAAAATAAAAGGTGGGACTAAAGGACATGATTTCTTTTTAATAGCTAAAAAAATGGCTAAAGGTGGTTCTATCCAATCATTAAAAAAGATAGCAGCTCAGCTTAAAAAAGCATCCAAAATGCATGCAGGCCAATCTAAAAAGGTTCAAAACATTTATAATAATTATAAAAGCAAAATGGAAGAAGGTGGTAGAACTAACCCTTATTCAGGTAAAAGACAAAGTAAATTAAAATCTGAAGAAATTAAATTATTAGAAAAACAATTAGGAACTAGTCCATTGTCAATGTTTGGTAGGCTTAGAGCATTAGCTGATATTAATAAAGCAATATTAGATCCTAAAAATATTAAAAATCCAATTGACTGGGGTATATATGCAAAAGCTGTATTTGATAAAAAAAATAAAGATAAGAAAAAAAAGATGGAAGAGGGGGGCAGAACTAATCCATTTACATCTGAAATGAAAAGATCTATATTAGGTCAACATGGTTATTTAGATTTTGCAGAAGATAGCTTAAATAAAGCAGGAATAGGGACTGGAAACTTATCAATGTTTGGAAGAATTAAAGCAATGTCTGATATTAAAAAAGCAAGAAAAAAAGCTAAAACTGGTAAAAAATCTAAATTTCTTCAATTTAATATATAAAAAAGGATAAAATGACTGATAAAAAGAAAAAACCTACAATAGATTCTAGAGTAAAAGATATAGAATCTTACTTAGATCAATTACTAGCTAGCATGGATACATTGCTTGATAGAACTGAAAGTATTGAATTAGAATTAAGAAAATTAAAATCATATCAAGAGTCACTAGAGTCTCAACTTGAGATAGCTAAAGCTAGGATTGGTTTAGTTGGCTAATATAAATCTTCATAATGTATCAAAAGAAGAAGAAGCTTTGCATATGGCATACAAAGACCTTATTGCTTTTGGTAAATTATTTCTACCTGATGACTTTTTAAGATCAGAAACACCTTGGTTTCATTATGAGATAGCTGATTGTATTAATGATGAAAGTAAAAAGCAGTTAGCTATTATAATGCCTAGAGGACATGGTAAAACAGTATTAACCAAAGCAGACCTTATGAGGTCTTTTTGTTTTAATCAGAAAGATTTTGAATGGGGTTTTGTAGATAAGAAACCAGATCCATTATTTTATGGTTGGGTATCAGCTACAGCTAAACTTGCTACTGGTAATATGGATTATATTAAATCTCATATAGAAATGAATGATAAGATTAATTATTACTTTGGTGATCTTAAAGGAAAGAAATGGACTGAGGTAGATATTGAGATGTCTAATGGTTGTAAACTAATATCTAAATCTAATATATCAGGTATAAGAGGAGGGGCAAAGCTACATAAAAGATATGATCTCATTGTATTGGATGACTTTGAAGATGAAAATAACACTATTACTCCAGAAGCTAGAAACAAAAATTCCAACCTTATTACTGCTGTGGTATTCCCTGCTCTTGAGCCCCATACTGGTCGTCTTAGGATTAATGGTACTCCTGTACACTTTGATAGCTTTATTAATAATCTTCTTATTAATTATGAAAAGGCTACTAAACAAAATAAAAGTTTTTCTTGGGATGTAAAATTATTTAAGGCAGAGCAATCTGATGGTACTACTTTATGGCAGAGTTGGTTCCCTAAAAAAGAGTTAGAAAGAAAAAAGAAATTCTATCTTGATTCAGGGCAACCACATAAATACTATCAAGAATATATGATGCAAGTGCAGTCAGAAGAAGATTCTATATGGAACAGAAACCATATTAAAGAGTATAATGGAACTTATATGTATGAAAAAGAAGCTGGTATAGGTTTTATTAAATTTGAAAATGGAGATGTTAGGCCAGTTAATGTATTTGCAGGGGTTGATCCTGCTACTGATTCTACAAGAAGGGATGCAGACTTTTCTGTTATAATATATGTTGGAGTAGATGAACATAATAATATTTATGTATTAGACTATATTAGAAAAAGATCACTTGCAGTTTTAGGAATACCTGGTGAAGATAAGAAAGGTATAGTAGATTATATGTTTGATATGCAACATATATATCATTCTAATTTAATAGTAATAGAAGATACATCTATGTCAAAGCCTGTGATACAATCTGTAGTATCTGAAATGAAAAGAAGAAATGATTTTTCATTAAAATATAAAGCAGAGAAACCTGGAACTAGAATGTCTAAAAGAGATAGAATACAAGAGGTATTAGCAGCTAGATTTAGTGTAGGACAAATACATATTAAGCCTGAGCATATAGATCTACATCAAGAGATTATTACTTTTGGTCCTAGAATGGCACATGATGATACTATAGATGCATTAGCATATGCTTGTAAATATTCATATCCATTAAAAGGTATAACAGAAACCAAAGGTACATATAAGAAAAAGAAATCTAGAGCTAAATCATGGGTAGTAGCATAATGGCTGATCCTAAAGTTGGAACAGGAAAAAAGCCTAAAGGTAGTGGCAGAAGACTATATACAGATGAAAATCCTAAAGATACAGTACCAATTAAATTTGCAACTATGCAAGATGCAATTGAAACTGCTAAAAGAGTAAAGAATATAAAAAAGTCTTTTGCAAGAAAAATACAGATTTTAACAGTAGCAGAACAAAGAGCTAAAGTAATGGGTAAAAATAAAATATCTAATTATTTTAAATCTGCTAAAAACTCAATAAGGAGAATGTATGGCAAAAAGCACAGTAAATAAAGCTGGTAATTACACTAAGCCTACAATGAGAAAAAACTTATTTAATAGGATTAAAGCAGGAGGAAAAGGAGGACCTCCTGGTGTTTGGTCAGCAAGAAAAGCACAAATGTTAGCTAAGTCTTATAAATCTAAAGGTGGTGGTTATAAAGAATTAGGTGGTCTAATAGAAATGATGGCTAATGGTGGAATGGCACCATCACAAAAGTCATTAAAGACTTGGACTGATGCAGATTGGGGTTATATATCTAAAGGTGATAGAAAAAAACCTAAATCTCAAAGAGGCAGATATCTTCCTAAGTCTGTAAGACAATCTTTAACACCAGCACAAAAGGCTAGTGAAAATAAAAAAAAGAGAGCAGCATCATCTAAAGGCAAAGTAAAGGCTAAGTATTCTAAAGATGTTGCTAAAAAAGTTACAGCAGCTAGTAAGTTTAGCAGAGGTGGCAAAACACCTGCATGGCAAAGGAAAGAAGGCAAAAATCCTTCAGGTGGTTTGAATAGAAAAGGAGTAGCATCTTATAGAGCAGCTAACCCTGGATCTAAATTAAAAACAGCTGTAACAACAAAACCAAGCAAATTAAAACCAGGCAGCAAATCAGCAAATAGAAGAAAGTCTTTTTGTGCTAGAATGTCTGGTATGAAGAAAAAATTAACTTCTGCTAAAACAGCTAATGATCCAAATAGCAGAATTAATAAATCACTTCGCAAATGGAATTGTGAAGATGGTGGTTACTTAGAAACAAAAAAACAAAGGAGTTCAGCTATGATGCATAGTAAAAAGAAAAAAATGATGGGACATGGAGGTCCTAACATGAAGAAAAAAATGGATGGTATGATGGATAAGATGATGATGATGTATGGTGGTTCAATGAAAAAGAAAATGAAAAAAGGTGGAATGATGAAAGTAGATGCCGCTAAAAATCCAGGCCTATCTAAATTACCTAAAAAAGTTAGAAATAAAATGGGTTATATGAAAGATGGTGGTAAAACCAAAAAAATGATGTATGGTGGTGATGTAGGTCATTCTGGTGGTGGTAAAGCTGCAGGAGATGTAGTCCAAGTTTACTCTGGCTCAGGTAATTACAAAGTAGGACAGTAGTGAAAAAAGGTTATCATATATGACCATATGATTCTAAACCACATCCAGTTGGAAAGACTCATAAAAAACAACCTATGGCTTATGACAATATTAATACATTAATAAGGGAAAATAATGGCAACTTACAAAAATAAAAAAGTTGATAGAATTAGAAATCTATATAATAAATTAAATACTGAACATAGAGATCAATGGCTTTCTATAAATCAAAAAGGATATGATTTTTCTAATGATAATCAATTGTCTGATAATGAAAAGCAAATGCTAGAAGAGTCAGGTATGCCTACATTTACAATAAATAGGATAACTCCTGTTGTTGAAATGTTAAACTATTATGCCACAGCAAATCAACCTAGATGGCAAGCTATTGGTGTAGATGGTAGTGATTCTAATGTAGCCACAGTATTTTCTGATATAGCTGATTATATTTGGTATACATCAAATGGTCAGACATTATTTTCCAATGCTGTTAATGATGCTATTACAAAATCTATAGGTTATATATTAGTAACAGTAGATCAGAATATGGATCAGGGAATGGGTGAGGTAGTGCTTCACAACCCTGATCCTTTTGATGTTTACATAGATCCTAAATCAAGAGATATGTTGTTTAAAGATGCAGCTTATATTATGATAAGAAAGATGCTACCTAAGACTCATTTAAAACAACTTTTCCCTGATTTAGCAAGAAAAATAAATAAAATATCTACTCAATATCAAAGTGAAAGATCACTTACAGCTAAAGCTACAGATAGAGATCAAAAAGATATTTTGCAATCTGATATAGATTATTCTATAGATAATGAAGGTAAAGATGATCCTCTTATAGATTATATTGAAACTTATGAAAAAGTAAAAATACCTTATGTAAATGTATTTTATAGATCACCTTTAACAGAAGAGCAATTAAAAGAAGCAAGCAAAAGAGTAGAAATTCAACTTGCTGAAATGCAAAAACAAATGCAAGTAGAATTTGCAGAACAACAAAAACAAATGCAAGCAGCAGTTCAGTCTGGTCAAATGATGGAAGAAAGATATAAGCTTGAAACAGAAAAAGCTCAAACAATGATGCAAAATCAATTACAATCTGCAGCTGTAGAGTTTACATCTAAAATACAAGAAAAAATGTCTAAAGTTGAAAATAAAGTAGTTAGTAAAAAGGAATATGCTATTTTATCTAAAGATGAATTATTTTCTAAAAATATAATAGATGCAGTAGAATTTTATGACAATAGAATTAAACTTACAGGTATTGCTGGAGATCAATTTTTATATGAAAAAATATTACCTGAAAGAATAAAAGATTATCCAATAATACCAATACATTACAAATGGATAGGTACACCTTATCCTATATCAGCTGTATCTCCACTTGTAGGTAAACAACAAGAATTAAATAAGTCACATCAATTAATGGTACACAATGCAAGTCTTGGTTCATCACTAAGATATATGTATTATGAAGGTAGTATTGATGCTGATATATGGGAACAATATTCATCTAGCCCAGGTGCATTGCTACCTGTTAATCATGGCTATGAACCTCCTAAGCCAATACAGCCAGCTCAATTATCAAATGCATTTTTTGGAATAGTTAATAGTGGTAAAAGTGATATGGAATATCTGGCAGGTATCTATTCCTCTATGCAAGGAGATGCAGGCGCAACTAAAGATATGCCTTACAGAGGTATGTTAGCTATGGATGAATATGGTACTAGAAGAGTTAAGTATTGGTTAAAACATTCTATAGAACCATCACTTAAACATATGGGCCATGTTGTTAAGCAGTTTTCACAATCTGTATATACAGCTCATAAAGTATTTAGAATTATACAACCTTCTTCATTGCAAGAAGAAAAACAAGTTGAAATTAATAGACCTATATACAATGATCTTGGAGAAGCTATAGGAAAGTTTCATGATTATAGTGCAGCTAAATTTGATATAAGAATTGTAGCTGGATCTACTATGCCTATAAATAGATGGGCTTATTTAGAAGAGTTAAAACAATTATTAGGAGCTGGTGTTATAGATAGACAGGCTGTGCTTGCCGAGACTGATATTAGAAATAAAGAAAGCATACAAGAAAGAATAGGAGAAGTTCAACAACTACAATCTCAAATACAACAATTGCAAGATACTATAAAAGATAAAGAAGGAACTATAGAAACATTAGAAAGACAAGTAGTACAATCTGGTATAAGAGATAAAGTAAGACAAGCTGAAATGGATATCAATGCACAAAAGACTAATTTTAAGTCTAAAGCTCAAAAAGAGTTTTTTGAAACACAAGCACAACAAAAGTTATTAAGAAATAATCTCTCTAATGATGCTTATCATAAAAGAAAAGAAATACAAGAATTACTTAAAAGTTTTCAAAATGATTTGGAAACAAAAGACAACACATAGTAACATAAGGAGAAAATATGTCTAAAAATAACAATAGTAACCTATCAGTTGAAGAAGCTCTTCAAGGTGATGATCAGAATCAATCTGATAGCTCTAGCGATTTTTTTGACAACTTAGAAGCACAAGTTAATGGTGCAATAAGTGATGATATGCCACAACCAGAAACAGAACAGGTAACTCAGGAAACTGACCCTGGAGACACTGGCAATGAGGTGCAAACGGATTGGAAAGCTAAAGCTGAAACATTTGAAAAAAGGTATAGCGATTCAACCAGAGAAGCTCAAAGACTAAAGGCTGAAAATGATGACTTGGCAGAGTTGTCTAAATTCAAACCCTTGATAGAGCATCTGAAAAATAGTCCTGATGCAGTTCAGGCACTAAGAGGAACATTAAATGGCAATAAGCCTCAATCTTTAACAGAAAGATTTGGTGAAGATTTTGTATTTGATGCACATGAAGCTATGACAGATCCAAATTCTAAATCAGCTCAAGTAATGAATGAACATATTGCTCAAACTGCTCAACAGCAAGCAGCTGCTATTATTAGCAGAGAAAAACAACAGTTTGCTGAAGAGGAGCAACAAGCTAATTTAATTTCTGAAGCTGAAGATTTTAAAAGAAGAACTGGAATGTCTGATGCTGAATTTGAAGATTTGCAAGAAAGAGCAAATCAGCATGTTTTAACATTAGATGATGTTTATTATCTATTAAATAGAGAAGAAGTATCAAAAAATGTTGCAGATAATACTAAGGCTGATATGTTAAATCAAATGAAGCAAGTTAGAGATATACCTCAAAGTGCTAGTAATGCTAATAGTCCAGGAAGAGAAGTCCAAAGTCCAGATGATAAAATGTTTGACATTTTAAAAGGACTTGATGGCGATACTGATAACTTGTTCGGTTAATGGTAAAAAATTAGCCTTAACTGAACTTTAACAAATAAATAACAGGAGAAGTTATGGCAAAAGTAGATTATATAAGTGCTATAAACCCTAATGCTAACTTAGATGTTGCTGATACTGGAACTTGGTCTGATGGTCCAAGCAAAGATACTGGTGATCTAAGACGAAAGTTTAATTTTGGTGACAAAGTTAGTGAGTTGGCAATAGCACAAGACCCATTTTTTAGATTTGTATCACAAGTTGCAAAAACACCAACAGATGATCCAGCTTTTAAGTTTACAGAAAAAAGAGGATCATGGCATAAAAGATATGCATATGTTGTAGCATTTACATCTAATGGTACAATAGAGGTTCATGATTCAGAGCTTGATCAATCAAATGCATCTGGAGCAGTTTCAGCAACAGGTCAAACTGTAGAATTGTATATGGCAACTGATTATGAATCAGCTGGTAACATACAAAATGTTTTTGGTCAAAGCACAAATAAAAAAGATGTTGGTGGAACAGGAACAAGACCTACATTCTTTTTTCCAGGTCAATTAATTAAAGTTCCAGTAATGAACTCTACAACAGGTACTACAGTAACAGGCTATCATATTGTTAAAGTTACAAATGCAGTTACCTCTGATTTAACAGGTAATGCAGGTGTTGATAATGATAATATGGAAGCTGTAAAAGTAACAGGAACAATAGTTAAGTTTGATTCAAGTGGAAATGAACTTGCATCTTTTGCATATGGTGCAGCATCAGCTGATAATGGATTTCAAGCAGGTGGTGCAGGTGGTTCAAATGAAGTTCATGATGTACCTATAGAAACATTAGAAAAAATTAGAACTTATGTTGTAGGTACTGCACATGCTGAAGGATCTGGATATCCTGAAACTTGGTTTGATCAACCATACTCAACAGGGTTTGGTTTAACTCAAATATTTAAAACATCTTGTGCTATGACAAATACTGCAAGAGCAACTGTTCTTAAATATGAGCCAAATGAATGGGCTAGAACTTGGAAAGAAAAACTAATTGAACATAAATATGATATTGAGCAAACATTATTATTTGGTCATCAATCAAATGTAGATAATGTTCAGTATACACAAGGTGCTTTAGACTTTATTACACAATATGGAAATACATTTAGCTTAGATCCAAATACTAAAACAGCTGATGATTTCTTAGGTGATATGTCTAATTACTTAGATCCTAGATACAATAATGCTAATGCAACAGTATTTTTCTGTAATACAGCTATCTATAACTGGCTACATAAATTAGGTGGATATTTTAGTAATAACTTGAATATTAACTCTAACTTTAAAGCTGATTTAGCTGTAACAGGTAGAAAGAAAGTCTTAGGATTAGATACTACTACAATATCTACAGTATATGGTGATATGAATGTTGTAAGAAATATTCACTTAGATGGTACTAATGTTCAAATATTAGGAATTAATATGAAACATTGTAAGTACAGACCATTAGTAGGTAATGGAGTTAATAGGGACACATCAGTATATGTTGGAGTCCAAACACTTGAAAACTCTGGTGTTGATAGAAGAGTTGACTTAATCTTAACAGAAGCAGGAATGGAATGGTCAATGCCTGAAGCTCATGCTGTCTGGACAATATAATAAGGAAGGAGAGTAAGTATGTCTAATCCTTTATATGGACAAAATATAGCTGATGGAAAACTTGGATGGTGTAAAAATTATCCAGTTGGAATAAAAGATCATGGAACATTAGGAGACAATCTTTTGTTAGATGCTACAGATATGGTAAATTCTTTTGCTCACAGTTGTGATCCAGCTGCAGCAAGAAATATAACCACACCTACAGCAGCTCAATTAATTGCAGCTATAACAGAGAAAAAAAGTGGCGGAGCTTGCAAAGTTGGAGACACTTTTAATTTTACATTTATCAATGCTGGAACAGCAGGAGATGATGAAACTTGCACTATGGTAGCAGGATCAGGGGTAACTATTGTAGGTGCTCCTGAAATTGAAAATCCTGCCAATACTCATGATGCATTTAGTTCAGGCTCAGGTTTATTTGCTATTCATGTAACAAATGTAAAATCAAGTTCTGAAGCTGTTAGCTTAATCAGATTAGCATAAGAGGGGGTGAACTATGGCTAAATTAGGAACAACAGTACCTAGTTGGAATGGAACATATGTTCAAGATCTTACTGCGGCTACAAGCTTAGTAAAAGCTGATAGTGGTAAGATATTTATGTTAAATTCTGCTACAGAGTTTACAGTAACTTTACCTGCTATAGCAGATGCTGGGGCAGGATGGAACTGTAAGTTTGTAGTTAAAGCTGCACCTTCTGCTGCTGATTATGTTATTACAGAAAAAGCATCAGCTGACACTGATAAAATTGTTGTCAATGGTATTAATGAATTAGAAGTTGATGATACTGAAGATGGTGTTTATAGTGCTGGTTGTACATTTATAAGCTTTAAGGATGGTGTAGCTGTCCAAGGAGACTGGGTGTATATTTTTTGTGATGGCACTAATTATTATGCTAGCGGTCAAACAAATGCCGATGGTGGAATAACTGCAACTTAAAAAACCTAGATATGGGAGGGGCAACCCTCCCTATCTTACAACAATCTCATTCATGCTTAGTCAAGGCTTAGAGAGGAGGAAATTTGGCAACATTTGAAGCACAAGTAGATGCATTAACAGGAGTAGGAGCTACATTAAGTAGTTCTACAGTTCCTAAAGATACAGAATTAGATCAGTTTTTAAAAGATGGAGTATTAGATGTTACTCGTAGATGCATTGAAGCTAGACCCAATGAAGCATTTAAATTTCAAAGAACTGTAACATCTGATTCTAATGGAGTTGATGTCCAAGGTGCTACAATTATAGGAGTTATGAGAGAAGCTTCTACAGATGGATCATCTTATGGTACTACAGCTTGGAGAGCTTGCAATCAAATAGATCCAACTTTACAATCAAGAGTAGTTGATAGTGATAGTCTTTATTATGCATCAATTTATAATCCTGTATATACAATAGATGAAAATAAAGCTATCTATGTGTTTCCTGTTCCCTCTTCAAATAATGGTATCAAAGTATTTTATGTAAACAATGTTCCATTAGACCAAACAAATGGAGTAGCTTTAGCACACACACATAATGATATAAAATATTTCCCTAATGATAAAGTATATTTAGTTGTTTTATATGCAGCTATTAAATCATTAGAAAGCAAACTATCAGAGTTAACTCTAACAGATGAAGATATAGAGTTATCTCAATCTTTAACAAATAATTTAACAATTTTAAGAAATCAATATGAGTCTGCATTTGTACAAATGAGACCACAGCAAAGGCAAGAATAATGAAAGTAAGTGAAATAATGGAAAGAGCAGGAATTAAATCTACTGGTAGAGCAGTAGCATATATTAAAGATGCTTTAGAAGAGATTAATTTATTATCTGAGACTCATATAAAAACATTAAGAAGAGATATAACTAAAGATCAAAGATTTTATGATATACCTTCAGATGCTATAAAAATATTAAAAATAAGTTGCAAGTCTCATTTAAATACTAAAGAAGAATATAGAAAAATACCTAGAATGATTGGTGAGCCTTATACTTTAGATGCAGATCAGGAGTTGATATAAATGGCTAATCTTAGACAATATGCATATTATATAAAAGGGAATAAAATAGCCATTGTAGAAAATGATGCTACACCTGACAATGATCCTAGCAGTAAAGATTATGGTCCAGATACTAGATTGTCAAGATATGTAAGTCCAATAGAAAATATATCAAATGGGTTGCAAATAGAGTATACCTATAGTCCTACATACTGGATAAGTGATGAATTAAAAAACATGCAAAATAAATTTTATATTAGTGGATGGACAGTAAAAGATGGTTATTTAACTTTTATTAGAAGTCACATAGGTTCTACTGTTGCTAATTGGACATCTTCTCCTTACAATGCAGTAGGAGCAGATGAATATATACTTATAAAAGAAAGTACTAAATGGAATGGTATACACAAAATAAAAGAAGCAGGAACTCAAGGACTTTTACAAACACACACTAGAGTTCATGAAGCTGAAATAGGAGTTACTGGTAGCAACAATATTGATTTTTCTGCTGAAGCATTGCATACAAGCGGAGCTACTTTATCTAAAATTGTATCTAATGATAATTCAAATATATTTTTAGGTAACATTTTTTCAGCAGGAGATTATATAGTTATAGATAATGGAGATGCAAAAAATGTTGGATTATGGGAAGTTCATAGTTCAGTAGTAGAAAATAATGGTACTGCAGAATCAGATTCTTATATTTATATAAAAAATAAATATTATGTTCCTTTAGATATAGATGTAGCTAATGGAATAACATCAGTTGAAGTTGAGGTAGAAGATACTACCCCAGATACAAATGCTCATGATAATTCTAGTGTATTTATAGCTAAAGCATATAGAGATCATTGCTATTTAATTAGTGATGCAAATGTAATGCAAGATGAATCTTTTGATATAGATATATCACCTTATATGGGTAAAGCAGTTGTAGCATATGTTAAAGCTAAGATGGCTGAAGATGCAGGAGATTTTAAGCTTAAAGAATATTTTATGAGAGAATTTAAAAAAATGTTAGAAAAAAAACAATCAGCAAAAGTATCAGGACCAAGATTTATTGTTTCTGGTCCTAATGCTATAAGATAGGAGTAAACATGGCAGGGAAAGGAATATATACATATTCAGTACAAGAATCTCAAAATGCAGGACTAGGTCAAGGTGGTTCTGTATTTATAGATGGCACATCTTTTACACCTTCTAAAGGTGTAATTGTTGCAATCACTGTTGTAACAGATAGTACAATATTTGAAACATTAACTGCAGCTGAGCCAAATAAATATGCTAGCTCTGCAGTAGGTTATGAAGGCGGTGGAGATGCTATAGCTGTTGGTTCAGGTGGAGATGAATTTCCACAAGGATTAACTATATTTGGCAGATGGAGCACTGTAGATATAAATACTGGTTCAGTTATTTGCTATATAGGATAATATAATGAGATTTGGACTATCTGCAACATTATCTAGAGTAGCAACCAATATAAGAACTTTTACTATTGGATTTTTAAAAGATAATCTTAAAATATTCTTTGACTTTAAAAATACAGACCTTGAGCATATAGGTACAGGAAGTCTTGATTTTGATGATGATGATGAACAAGTTATAAGAACAGGTATAACTAATACTAATTTTGGCAAAGCTATTACTTTAACTGCTTGGGTTACATTTAATGATGTAGATGGCAATAGAAAAGGATTATTTGGGTCTCATTATTATGAAAATAATGAATTTAGCATTCATCAACATAGTGGTCAAGATTTTAATATATCCATAACAACAAAAAGTGGAACTGTAGCTCAATTTAACGATATAACTGATGCAGTAGATAAATGGGTTCATGTAGCTGTTGTAATAGACCAAAACATAGGAGCTACAAGAAATGTTAGATGTTATGCAAATGGAGTAGACCAAGGCACAACTCATACTCAATCTACAGGTGATATACAATGTATTAAAGAAGCTACTATAGGCATGCAATCATATACTGATACTCAGACTACAGGAAATGCTTGGAATGGAAAAATAGCTAAAGTTGGATTTTGGACAAGAGCATTAACACAAGAAGAAGTGTTAAATATAATGTTTAAATCTTATTCAGACTTGCAAGGTAGTGAAAAAACACATTTAAGAAATTGGTGGGATTTAGATGATATTAGTGGCACTACAGCACCTGATAGTCATGGTAGTAATGATGGTACATTACAAGGAACATCATCTACTCCTACTGTAAAAACTATATATGGCAATGGATGCCCTACCAAACCAAGAGGGGCAGATAATTCATCATCAGCATTAGCAGATTCTATAGGTAGTGGTAGTGCTTTGTTTGATGGTACAGATGATAAAATAGATTGTGGTTTAATCCCTGAATTACAATCACAATCAAATCTTACAATAACAGCATGGATAAAAGCTACAAATACAGGTGGCACTGAACCAATATTTTCTTGTATAAAAGATGATAATGAAGGACTAGAATTTGGATTAAATGGAAATAGACTTAGAGCTATAGTAGAAAATGGTGCAGATTTTGTAGGTACAGCAGGTACTAATACATATAGCTATTCTACAGGAACAGGAATTGGTTGGTCACATGTTGCAATGGTATTTGATGGTAGTGGCTCTGGTGATGCAGGTAAATTAAAAATATATAGAGATGGAGTAGAGGAGTCATTAACATATTCAGGAACAGCACCTACAGAAACTGATAATATACTAGCACTAAAAACTGCTTTTATAGGTCATGAGGGAGTTGGTACTGAACAATTTTTTAATGGTAATATAGCACAAGTAGGTTTATGGAATAGGTCTTTGTCGCAAGAAGAAATACAAGAAGTAGGTCAAAAACAATATTCAGAATTAACAACATCAGAAAAAACTAACCTTGTATCTTGGTGGGCATTAGATGAAATATTTTTAGGTTCAAATACAAGTACTAATTCTACATCAGCTACTTTTTTTGATTCAGGACAAATAGTAGAAGATAAAGCAGGTACATTATCAACAATCTTAGTAGATAACTATGACACTTTAGATAATTGGGAAGCAGGAAATGCTAATAGTTCTTTAAGTAGAAATGCAGATGGTAATTTAGTAATTACAGCTAGTGGTGGTAGTGCAAAAGCAAGATTAAAGTCTAGCTTTACAACACTAGAAACAGATACAATGTATTTAACAGAACTTGCTGTTGCAGGTGGAAATGATACTTCTATTTATTTTAGATTAGATGATGAAGCCTTTGGAGATGTTAAATATGGAAATGGATATCTAACTCCAAATACAGATGCATCAAATACAACTCCTGAGTGTTTATCATATAGATTTAAATCAAGCTCAACTAATACAGGTTTGTATGTTGAAATAGGAAATATAGATGACACAAAAACTGCAATAATAAAGTCTTTTAAACTTTATAAAATAGTATCAGGGAATTATGGAGTTCTAACAGATGCTTAATTATAAGAGGATTATATAATGCCAAAAGATGGACCAAGTATAGTATCAAATAGTACAGCAGCAACATTTGGAAACTCTCCACAAAAAACAGGAGAGCCTATAGACAGATTGGAA